GGCTCCAAGACTTGATTAAAAATGCGTACTGATTCAAAATATCTGGTAGCATTGGCAAAACAGGTCATTAGGCCATCAATACATTTGCCCGTACCATTAGGGCAAACCCCTAAAATACAGGACAACAATCAATCCATTGCTTTAGGGGCAATCAATGAAGCAACTGAATCTCATCTGCGAAGCAAAACTGAACCTGTCCGAAAAGGCCGCAAACGGCGAACCGACAGGAAAGATTGAAGCTCGTATCACTACTTGGGGCGCTCGTGAAGGCGCTGACGGTCGTAAATTCTTCTACAAGGCTGAAGGCTTCATGGAGTGGGCAAAGGAATTTGCCAAATCCGGTCGTCCTTTGCCTATGTTCCTGAATCACAACGCTGATTCCATGCCTGTTGGCGAATGGACTGAGTTGGAGATGGACGAAGAAGGCATGAGCGCCAAAGGCCGATTGTTCTTGAACACCACTGCTGGCTCTGACTTGTACAAAGTCATGTGTGAGTCTCCTAACATGTTTGGTGGCGTTTCTGTTGGCGCTTACGCTGAAGAATACCAGTGGGTCAAGGAAGATGGTTCTGTATTCCCGGCTGGTTCTGCCGAATATTGGGATGAAGGCTACTTCCAGATCACCAAAGGTGGCCTGCGCGAAACTAGCGTGGTGATGTACCCTAACAACCCCAAAGCCGAGGTCAAGAAGCTGGAGTATTTCCGTGAAGACGGCTCCGCTGACCTCAAGGTATTGGAAGAAGCCCTGCGGGATGCAGGTCTGTCCAAGCAGATGTCGGTTGCCGCCGCATCTGTATTCAAGTCGGTGATTGAGCAGCGTGACGTTGCAAAAGACCCGATTGAAACTGCGCCAACTCAGAGTGATTCTGATGCGGAGGCAACCGAAGCTGAAATTCTCGCTGCTCTTGAGCAACGTGAGTTTCTTAAACTCCTCGACAAACGACTGAAAGGTTAATCATGTCCAAAGAAATCATCGAAAAATTGGATGCTATCGAAGCCAAACAGGCCGAAAGCATTGTGGCTGTTGAAGCCAAAATCCCTGCTGCTGTTGAAGCCGTCAAGGCCGAATTCAGCGAAATGGTTGCTGCTCTGGAAGCCAAAGTCGCCTCCGTGCAAGCTCCTGCTGTCATCAAGCCTGAGAAGACTATTCGCGGCGATGTGAACAAGTCGGTTCGTGAGCAACTGAAGGCAATCGTTGCTGGCAAATCCAGCTTCCAAAAAGAACTGCAAATCTTTGCTGACGAATCGCAAGCCGATGCGTACATGAAAGAAGCCTCTGCTTTGACCGCTGGCGGTGATGGCAAGGGTGGTCGTACAGCTTACGATCCAGTGTTTGCTGCTCTGCGTCTGGCTAACCCCTTGCGCGGCGTGTCTCGCACTGTGGCTACTGACGGCTCCAGCTATCAGTTCCGTGTCAAGACTGGCAATGCTGGCGCTCAGTGGGGCTACGGCATCCAGAACAACGGCACTCCTACAACTGAAAACACTTCCATCTGGCAAGTGGTGTTGAAGGACATCAACGTCCAGTTCCCAATCCGTACTGCGGCTTTGGACGACATTGATGGCTTGGAAGCCAACGTGGTTGACGACATGCTGATGGAATTCGCTCAAAACGAAGCTCTGTCGATGATCTCCAACAACGACCAAACCGGCACTGGCTCTGATACCGCAACTGGCGGCGCTGACGGCCTGCGCGGCTTGGATCAGTACGGCGGTGCTAACAGCACATACACTGGCGGTACAACCTCCACTGCTGCCTTCGGTTCGTCTGGCACTGGCTCCTCGTCTGGCTTGCACAGCGTGGCCACCTATGACCAGTTGACCACCAACGGCAACACCGTGGGCGCTGGCAACGTGACCTACAAAGACTTGGTGAACTTCATCTACGCACTGCCACAGCAGTATTGGACTGAAAGCGCCAAGTTCGTGGTGAGCCCCATCTTCTTGGCCCAAATCCGTGGCTTGGTTGATGACAACGGCACTCCAGTGTTCGAGCGTATGTCGCCTCTGGAAACCAACGGTATCGTTGGTCGCCTGTTGGGCTTCGATGTGGTCGTCAACAAGTATCTGGACACTCCTAGCCAGACTACCGTTGGTGATGCCGGTACTACCAGCTTGTACCCTGCGTACTTCGCTGACTGGAGCCGCTTCCACACCATCATTGACCGTTTGAACATGGTCATGCGCCGCTACGATCAGACTTTGCCCGGTTACATCACCTTCTTCGGTGAAAAGCGTCTGGCAACTTCGATCCGCGATCCTTTCGCTGGCGTTCGCTATCGTTCGACAGGCACTGCTGCCTGATAAAAATGGGGGGCTTCGGCCCCTCCTTTTTGCGCCATTATTTTAGGAAATTGCCATGACCATCACTGAAAAAATCCTCTCCGGTATCAAGCAAGCCATCACTGAAGGCAAGACAGTCACAATCGACCTGAAAGAAGCCTCTGCAATCACTGGCTCCGGTTCTGGTGTGGGTGGTCGTGCAGTGTTTGATGATGCGTTCGCAGCGTTGCGTTACGCAAACCCATTCCGTATGGGTTCTCGTGTCATGCCGATTGACGGCTCTGACGCTCAATTCGTTGCCAAGACTGGTAACGCAGCAAACCAAACAAACCCTTGGGGCTACCCCGTTCAGAACAACGTGGGCACTCCCGGAACCAACACCAGCATCTGGCAACTGCCTGTGCGCGTGGTGACTGCTCAATTGCCAATCCGTGACGCTGTGTTGTCGGATGTGAATGGCTTGCAGGCTGAGATTGTTGAAGACCTTGCTTTGGAATTCGCGCAAATCGAAGGCGCTTCAATGGCAGTCAATGATGACCAAGCTGGCTCGACCAGCACGGCGACTGGTGCAACTTCTGGCCTGCGTGGCTTGGACATGTACACAAGCGGCTCTACCAGTGCTTTTGGCACATCTGGCACTGCCATCACCAACGGCATCCACACAATCGCCACAGTGGCCCAAACAGGCGGTGGCGTGGTGTACAACAACGTGGTTGACATGGTTACGGCTTTCCCATCGCAATATTGGGCTTTGCCCGGTAACGCTTGGCACATCAGCCCTGCCATGATTGACTCGTTGCGAAGCCTGAAGGATTCGCAAGGTCTGCCATTGTTCTTGGAGATTGGCGATGAAGATGGCGCTGCTGTCGGTCGTATGTTCGGCTTCCCCGTGATCCCGAACCCATACCTGTCCAGCTCTTTCCCAATCTACTTGGCAAACTGGCCTCGTTTCCTGACCATTGGCGACACTGAAGAAATGTCGATCCAAATGATGGAACAGACCACTCCCGGCTTCGTTACACTGTATGCTGAGAAGCGTGTGGTTAGCACCGTGCGTGACCCGTTTGCTGGCGTTCGCATGAGCGCCTAATAGGAGCATCTATGGCCTCGGACAGCGTTTTGACGGGTATGCCCTTTGGTGGGCAATCTCGCAATCCGTTCAACTATGTAAAGGTTGAGCAGATTGGCCGAGATGTCACCACCAATTGGCTGACTGCCGATGAAATCACGAACCATCTGAACTTGTTTGACGATCAGAGTCAGGACGCATACGTCTTGTCTTTGGACTTGGCAACTCGGATGTATATCGAGGATTTCCTTGGCATGTCCATCTTCCCTGTGACATACCGTGTTTGGTATGGCGCGGAAAGCCTGACGGCCACTCCTGTGAGCCTTGATTTGCCAGAGGTAAGCCAGAATCAGAACCAGCTCAATGCTCCTCTGACGATTGGTGTTGTTGGTTACTACAACGACAACTTTCCGCCTGTGTTTACCACTGTCAACTCATCGCAGTATTTCTACGATAACAGCGGCAACAAGATTGTCATCAGCAGCCTGCCAACTGAAATCAACACTCAGATGACAGCTCCCATTGTTGTGGAATACACGACTGTGGCGAACATCTTGGCGACATACCCTGTCATCAAGCAAGCTGGCCTTTTGATCTTGACGCACCTGTACAACAATCGTTCGGACGCAACCGAGACAAAGCTGAAAACCATTCCTTATGGCGCTCAGGTCTTGCTTCGTCCATACAAACCATTGGTGATGTAAATGGCAATCGCACGTTTTGAAGATGTGACCATCAAAAATCTGGCTTTCGGCAAGTCGGATTTTGGTGAGCAATCAACCACTCAGACAGAGTGGTTCAAGACCCGTGCGCGTGTGGAAGATGTGGCAAACAACGTCAAGATTGCAGACAAGTACCGCCTGTATCAAGACTTGGTGAATTTCACATTCAACTACACTCCAAACACCAAGATGATTGTTGACAATCAGCAGTCGTACTCCATCAACTGGCGTGGCAATGATTGGCGCATCACCGATGTTCGTGAGTCGAATGACCGGATGACTGTCAAGATGATGTGCTATCGCTCTGACCCTGTTACGGCGGTGTAAATGGCAACACAGAACAACGTCATCCAGTACGGCAAGGCGATTCAGTACCAACTGAGTCAGATTGTCAATCCTGTGCCTGTGTATGCGGCTTTTAACCGCAACTTTGCCAGTCAACCCAAGTTCATCACTTGGATGCTGCGAAACGTCCACCAGCCTGTATATACAGGCCAGACGCAAAGCAACAAAGGCATTGACCGTCCTGTGTTCCAGATTTCGATCTTCACACAGCAAATTGAAGACGGGTTCACCATCTCCAATCAAATCCTTCAGGCTTTGCATGGATACAGTGGACAATTGGGAAGTCCATCAGAAGGCTTTTTCATTGCGAAGGCTGATGTGATGTGGCTTTACAATAGTTACAACAACGAGGAAAATATGGCGCAAATCTTCTTGGATTGCACCATTGATGTTCCGGCGTAATACAAGACAACTTGTTCAACTATCTTTTTGAAGGAAACTCAAAATGGCTCTCATTAACAAAGTCTTGCCCGGTTATACGGCTACCCTGTGGTGCCAAACTGGCGCTGCTCCCACTCCATTGACTGACGCTCAGTTGGCAACTTGGACTGGTCAAATTGCTGACATCATTGGTACTGCTGCTGGCGGTACAGGCACTGATGGCATGCAAGTCCCCGTTGAAGCAATCCCTGCTTTCGGTGCTGACGATGCTGTGGCTGCTTTCTCTGTTGCTGGTGCTCGTACTGGCGCAAAGATCACCACCCAAAACCAAGTGACCTCTTTGAGCATCACTTCTGCTTGGAACCCTGCTGATCCAGCTATGTTGTTGATCCGTGATGACGGCTACAACGGCACTGTGGTTCGCACCTATGTTGTTGCTGTGTATGACGGCACTGACACTGTTGCCTACGCTTTCAACGGCATGGTTGGCGGTATGTCTTGGGACATGTCTCCTTCTGCTGAAGGCAAATTCAACTTCACAATCCACCCCATCGGTGGCAACAGCTACGGCTGGAGCAACAACGCCTGAAAATTGGCATGACTCATCAGCCATTTGTTTATCTTTGGAAAGAGAAATCAACTGGCTTGATGTATTTGGGAAGTAGAACTAGCAAAAAATGCCATCCGAAAGATGGTTACATTTGCTCTTCCAAATACGTTAAGCCATTGATTCAATCTTGTCCTGACAATTGGGAGCGTTCCATAGTTTTTTATGGGACTCGTGATGAGGTTTTGTTTGTAGAAAAGTCAATCCTTCAATCTATTGATGCAAGGAATAGCCCTATTTTTTACAATAGGAGCAATTCAGATGGGGCGCTTAAAGGCATTGCTGGCATAGCGCAGACAAAAGAGCATTTAGCAAAAAGATTGACTTCATACAATAAAAACAGTTTAAAGAAAAAAACAAGATTTCATCTTGGAAAGTTTGGTGATCTTCATCCAACAAGCAAAAAAATATTGTTTAATGGGTGTGTTTATGGATCAGTGCTTGAGGCTGAAAGAGCAACAGGCATAAACCAAAAAACACTTTCTCATTGGGCCAACAAAGAGCGAGATTTTTCTTTACGGCACAAGAAATTTAGAAGTATAGAATCACCACCAACATGGATTTAAAATGACGACAGTAAAAGACAACACAGACCTGTTGAGTTTCCTTGTAGGCCAAGCCGATTCTTCCAAGAATTGGTTTGGCTTTACTCAGCAGCGTATTACAGCCATTGCGTTGGCTCACGACATTGCACGGCATCATGCCGACAAGATTTCACCTGAAAAAGCTGTGGACTATGCCATTGCTTTGAATCAGGCCATCTACGACAAGATCATCAAAACTACACGATAGGAAAAACCATGTCACGACTCTCATCTGCTTTTGGCGACAGTTACCAAAAGGTATCTTCACATCTGCGTACCAAGAGCTTTGAGCTTGGTGGGCATGTCTTCAAAGTTCGCATCCCTTTGACCAAAGAGATGGAGCAACTTGAAGACCGCATCACAAAAATTGACGAAGCCGACTTGAACAGCCGATATGAAAAAATGTCTGGCAGTTTCCGTGACGGCACAATGATTGACGGCGTTGAAATCACTGAAGATGATGTGATTATCGAAGGCCGATCAACCAAAGGCTTGGCTCGTTCAGTCATTCTCATGGAGCAGCGCATTGTTGAGTACATCAAGCTGCTTGTGCCTGAAGTTGGCGAATGGGATGGCTTGACGTATTCCGATGTCGAAGCTGAATGGCCGATGACCGTCCAGCTTGAGATGATCGCCAAAATTACTGAGTGCATCCAACCCGGATATAAGGATTCTCGAAAAAACTGATTCAGGACGCTCACTCACAGGCTAGGGCATATATTTATGCTCACGGTGGGTGTCCTGACGATGTTCCGGTTGATGACCTGATAAACATCGAGATTATGTTGTCGGATGGCATGATTGGAAACAAGGCGCTGCTGCTGGCACTGAGTTCCTTGACCACTGGCAACTTAAACTCGAAAATGCAGAAGACGGCAAAGCCATTCCGAATGCAGGATGTCTTGCCATCAACGCATGATTACATTGTTCCGCCTTTGAGTAAAGAGCAGCAACGTGAGCAGACCAATCAGCAGATGCTGACGTTTGTTTCGATGAAGCCCGGTTCTGAGGCATTCTTGAAAGTGTGACATGGCCTACACCCCGCAAAGCAAGTCATTCCAATTGGAAGGGTTTGCCGAATTTGAACAGCAGTTGAAAGACTTGGCTGAAGGATTCAGGGGTGATTTGGTTGCACGAAATACGCTTACTCCTGCCGCAAAAGCAGCAATGGGCTCTGTTCTTGATTCGGCCAAATCAAGGGCGCATGTTGGCGACAAGCCAAGGGACGAAAAAAACCCAATTCACATGCGAGATACCATTCGTTTGGATGCTCGAATTCCCAACGACAAAGATCGCATGAGCGAATATGTCAATGACACAGACGCAGCAATTG